ACCATGGCAAAACCGTTTGACCCACGGAAGGTCCTCAAGCACATTGCCAATCCTCTGCTGCAAGAGTTCTTCACGCGGCGTGGAGAACTGCTGGATGTGCCCTGGGACGAGTTGACCGAGTACAAGATCGAGCCTGTGTTCGAGGCGTGGCAGCAGCTGGACGAGGCGAAGCAACTCGAGGTGCAGGTTCTGCTGCGCGACATCCACGAACTGGCTGACCATCGCGGTGTGGCGGCGCTGGTGGAACTGGTCCGGCAGCGGTGCCCCGACCGCGCCGCCGAGTTCGAGGCCCAGGGCGGCGAAGCGGACAAGGCGATGTGGGCCTACCTGAACGTCCCGGAGGTCTTCGAGGACGCGGCCATGTTCGCCCGCGCGGACGCCCTGGCGGCCGGGCGCTACTGGGAGAAGCGCAACGGCCTGCCCAAGGGCAAGCTCACCGTCGACGAGGCCCTCACGAACCGGCTGGCCAAAGCCCTGACCGACTATTACGGGCCGCTGCAGATGCGCGGGCGGTTCTGCAAGGTCGTTCATTACCCCCGCAGCGGCGGCGCGGAGTACTTCTTCGCCTACCTGGACGACTACCCGGGCAAGCACGTGGTCTTCGACGACAACGGTCAGCCGACGCTGCAGTCCGGCCGGTACGCCTTCGAAAACGTCTTCGTCTACAACAGCAGCGAGGGGGCGATGGAGTCCTACGCACCGGGTGGCAAGAAGGTCCGCGAGCCCTTGGAGGCCGCGTTCTGCGACGCGGTGCTGGGCATCGAGGTCGATCCGGCCGACCCGCTGCGCGCGTCGTACAAACTCGATCACCTGCTGCGGACGGACTACCCGCTGACAACCGACCCCAGAGACAGGATTGAAGAGGCCCGCATCACATCGATGCGTCTGGCGCCGCATGGCAGCAACGGCTCGGTGGAAATCAAAGCCGACATCAAGGGGCCGCCCAGCGACATATACCGCAAGATCGAACGATGGCTGAGCGGCAAGCACCTGCCCCGCGAAAGCACCGGCGTGCTGAAGGTGACTTTCCGCCTCAAGTTCCATCACGACGGGCCGGGCCGCGCGCCGACGATGACGTTCACCGTCGGGGTGCCCAGTTCCTGTGACCTGAAGAGCTTGCCCGACGACAAGCGGGAGATCGGCGAGCGGTGCCTGAAGCTCTGGGAGGTGACCGGTGATGGCGAGGAATGACCTTCTGCGTATGCTGCTCGCTGCGGCCGACGACGTCGACCGCAGCTTCGACCGCGCCGCTGCAGCAACCTGGCCTCCAGGATCGCTGGACGAACTTCAACGGCTGGGCATTCTGCGCCGCTCTGCCGGCGGGATGTACGCCACGTGCCCGAACTGCGACGAGGGGCATGTCGAGCCGGTGACGGTGGTTGATGGGCGCTTCTACATCTCCTGCCCCGAGGCCATGCTCGTGGAAGTCGAGCCGGAGATGTGCGAGCGATGGGAGATCGACCCGGCTGGCCTGGCCACAGCAGTCGCCGATCTGCTGGGGCTCAAGGGCAAACCCAAGCAGGTCGTGGCCGACCGCTTTTGGAGGCTGGGGCGGACACCGTGGCCGCCCGGCCCTGAAAAGAGCCGTCCGGTAGTCTTCATCTGCGGTTTGGGGAGCCCTGACGCCTCCGAGCTGGTCGGGCGCGTACCGATGGACGGCCGGACAATCGTGCTGGTGCCGAATCAGGTCCCCGACGAACATGCCTGGCCCGGCAAGAGGCCACCGGTGATTGCGCTGTCGGACGTGTTGTCGTGGGCCGACTCGATCTGCCTCGACGCTGAGACCGTTATGGACCTGGTGCAGGCGGCGGATGACACCCCCTACATGGCCGGTGGCCTGGAAATCACGGACAGCGACCTACAGATGATGATCCGCCGGCACGTCAAAGCGGACAAGAAGACGGAACTGTCCGATGAGGCCATGTTGCAGGCTCTCAAGATGCACGGCGGGAACGCCTCCGCTGCAGCCAAATGGCTGAACGAGCAGGGCTGTAAGGTCCACCGTTCAACAGTTTGGCGGCGACTGAACAGGCTTCGGGAAGCCTATGACGTGGACAGAACTGACGACTCACCCTCTGTCGCACGGACTGTTGCGTCGCAACGCCGCGACAGGCAGAAGAAATTCCTCGAAAGACGTTAGTCCCACCACATCAACAACTTGGGCGACGCACAAGCGGGCTTTCGGCCCGCTTCTTTTTGCGCCAACCGCGACACCACCGGCTTCGGTCGAGGCCGGCCAGCTCAGTACTGGGCCAGTCACGACCGCACCTGTGGAACCTCGCGGCATGTCGTCGCGGCACAGACTTTCGACCGTGCGGCTGCTGACTGACTCCAGGAGCCAGTGGACCGGCCTTGAGGAACCATGGCCGAGAGCCACGATATCGTTTCCCACCCGTTCACCGTCTATTTCATCCGTACCAAGGCCCGTGATTTATGCGAGCGGTCTGACTTTTCCTGGTCGGACTTCGAGGATCTCCAGCAGGACATGCGGGTGTACCTGCTGGAGAAGGCACATTTGTTCGATCCCGATCGGGGCAGCCTCGAGGCCTTCGTAAACAAGGCCGTCTGCACCTGGGTGGCGATCCATCTCCGCTACCGCGACCGCCAGAAGCGGCGTGATTCGTACAAGGCGGTGTCGCTGGAACGCACCCGCGTCGAGTGCGACGGGGAGATCACTTCGCTGGGTCTTGTCTTGCTTGAGGAAGACGGCCGTCGTCTTGAGCGGAACTTCTGCCTTTCCGATCTCGAGCGCTTCGAACTGCGCGAGGCCGTCGACCACGCGATGGGCAACCTGGACCCCAAAGACCGGGAGATCCTGACCCACGTGGCCGCCCGCGGCGTGGCCAGCGCGTCCAGGGCCTTCGGCGTTTCGCGTCGTCAGATCGACAACGCCGTCGCCCGTGCCCGCGCCCACTTCGAAAAAGCCGGCCTCGGTGCCGACTGACCGGGCAACCCGTCCGCCCACGGCATAGGTAACCAGTAAGCACACAACGCAATCCTCCCCCGGAGGCCCAGGCACGGACGCCGGGCCTTCGGGGGCCGGGGCCGGACAGCAAGACATGAGAACAAGCATGGACCTGAACATTGACCTCAGCATCCTGGAAGTCGAACCCGCCGATCAGTATCACGCCCAGGCGGGCCGCTTCCTCAGCAGCCACCAGTTGCTGGACTTCATCAAATGCCCGTGGCTGCACCGCAAGAAGTCACTCGGCCTCATCGAGGATACGGATTCGCCGGCCTACCTGCTCGGACGTGCCGCCCACGTCCGCATCGTCGAAGGCCGGGATGTCTACGAGACCGCCTTCGCCCTCGGCGGCCCGATCAACCCCAAGACCGGCAAGCCCTACGGCTCTGCCACCAAGGCGTTTGCCGAGTGGGCGCAGGCCCAGGGCAGGCCGGTACTCTCGCACGAACAGGTCGAACTCATCGAGCAGATGGCCTCCGGCGTGGCGCAGAACAGCGAGGCCGTCGATCTGCTGCTCTACGGCCGCAGCGAAGGGGTCGTGAGGGCTGACTACTGCGGCGCACCGTGCCAGGTCCGCATCGACTGGGTCCACCCGCATCGCGGCATCGTGGATTTCAAGACCTGCGACGACCTGACGTGGTTCGAGTCCGACGCCCGCCGCTACGGCTACCACCGGCAGGTGGCCTTCTACAGGTCCGTGCTGGCCCAGGTGCTCGACGGCCTGCTGGCACCCGTCCACCTGGTCGCGGTCGAGAAGAAGGAGCCGTTCCGCTGCGGCGTCTGGCAGGTGAGCGAAGACACGCTGGCAATCGCCCAACGGGAGAACGAAGCGGCCATCCGGCGGCTGTGCTACTGCCGGGAGAACGACCACTGGCCCACGGGCTACGAGGAGATCCGCATGCTGGACATCGCCTAGACATCTCGCGCCCGGGCGGCTTGTGGCGAGTCCATCAAACGCGACGGCCACCCCTCGGGCGCACTACGGCAGGGCCGGGCTTGCGGGGCCCATGCGCCCCGGAACGTGGGTTCGACTCCCACCCCTGCCAGTTGCAGCAGGAACACGGACACCCAGCGATAGAGGACAACCCATGACACTGATGAAACAGATTCGAAGCGGACCCCGCCACTCACCCCCCAGGCTCCTTGTTTACGGCGTCGAGGGCGTCGGCAAGTCCACCACCGCCGCCCAGGCCCCCAAGCCTATCTTCATCCCCACCGAGGATGGGTTGGACCAGATCGACTGCGACTCCTTTCCCCTGGCCCGAAAGTTCGAGGAGGTGATGTCGGCCATCTCGGCGCTGTACGGCGAGGATCACGAGTTCCAGACCGTCGTGATCGACAGCCTGGACTGGCTGGAGCGGCTGATCTGGGACGAGGTCTGCCGGGAATACGGCGTCAAGAGCATCGAGAAGGCCGACGGCGGCTACGCCAAAGGCTACACCCACGCCCTGACGCAGTGGCGGCAGGTCTTGGACGGCCTGGACGCCCTTCGCAACCAGCGCGGCATGGCCGTCATCCTGCTGGCCCACTCCAAGGTCGAGAAGTTCGAGGACCCCGAATCAACGGCCTACGACCGCTATTCGCCCCGCCTGCACAAGCACGCCGCCGCTCTGATCACTGAATGGTGCGATGGGGTGTTGTTCGCCACGCGGAAGTTCCGCACCGAAAGCGAGGAGTCCGGTTTCAACCGCACGCGCTCCATCGCCGTGGCGCTGGGGGCCGACGGCGGGGAGCGTATCCTCCGGACTGTTGGGGGACCGTCGTGCATCGCCAAGAACCGCTACTCCCTGCCGTCCGAGCTGCCCCTGTCGTGGCAGGCCCTCGTGTCGGCGATGACCCAAACGAACAACCAGACCAAGGAGAACGCCAATGGCTAACCTGAACGGATTCAACGCGACCGAAGTCGAACCGACCACCAGCTTCGATCCGCTGCCGGCGGGCAAATACCTCGCCGCCATCACCGAAAGCGAGATGAAGCCCACCAAGAGCGGGTCGGGCAGCTACCTCCAGTTGAGCTTCACCATCCTGGAGGGCGAGTACGCCAACCGCGTGCTGTGGGCGCGGCTGAACCTCAACAACCCCAACGCCACGGCCGTCAAGATCGCCCGGGGCGAACTGTCGGCGATCTGCCGTGCGGTCGGGGTGCTGCAGCCCCGCGACAGCGTGGACCTGCACAACCTGCCGCTGGTGATCACCGTCAAGGTAAAGAAGCGCCAGGACACCGGCGAGCTGGCCAACGAGATCAAGGGCTACGCCCGTAAGGACGCGGCCAATGGCCAGCAGCCCCAATCGCCCGTCAGCGATAGCACCCCGCCCTGGAAACGCTAACCCACAGGAGAACGACATGACCCACAACCTTTTGATCCTGACAGTCGCCGGCGTCTGGATGATCGGCGCCCTCGCCGGATACCTACTCGCCCGCCGGGCCAATCGCGCCATGGGTTGCCCCTGGACCCGCAACGACCGGCTTTTTGCCCTGGTGTTTTCGGCGATGTGCGGGCCGCTGATGCCGGTCTTCGTCATCGTGATGCTGCTGACCTACAAGCTGCTGTCCTCCAAGTGGGGCAACCGGGAAGCCAGGTGGTAAGCACGTGCTGACGCTACAACTTCCATATCCGCCCAGCATCAACCACTACTGGCGACGGGTCGGGCAGCGCACGCTGCTCAGCCGGGAGGGCCGGACGTTCCGCAAGAACGTCTGCGCCCTCCTGGGCGGCGGCGGGCCCCGCAAGCCGCCATCCGGCGGGCGGATCGCACTGGCGATGGACGCCTTCCCGCCCGACCGTCGCCGTCGCGATCTGGACAACATCGCCAAGCCGGTGCTGGACGCGCTCCAGCACGGGGGCGTCTACGCCGACGACAGCCAGATCGACCTGCTGCTGACGCGGAGGCGAGACGTGGCCGCCGGGGGCCGGCTTGAAGTCTGGATTGATGAACTGCCCCTGCAGCGTTGCCCCCTCTGCGGCGGGCGACTTGAGGAGAACAACTGACCATGGACGGTCTCAAACGCATCTACATCGCCGGGCCGATGACCGGCCTGCCAGAGCATAATTTCCCGGCCTTCCACGCGGCAGCCGAGCGGCTTCGCAATGCGAGATGGGACGTCGTGAATCCGGCGGACAACTTCGGTGGGCGGACCGACCTGCCGCGTTCGGCCTACCTGCGTGCTGACATCGTCGCGCTTCTTCAGTGCGACGCCATCGCATTGCTCCCCGGATGGGAGCTCTCCGCCGGCGCGGCGCTCGAGGCCGCCCTCGCCGCCGAAATCGGCCTGAGTTTCTTCGACGCGTCCTCCGGCACGCAGATGGAGGAGCCGCCCAGAACGTCCCTCTTCGTCGAACACGGCATGGCGTCCATCCTGGATACCGCCAAGCGGATCACCACCGGCCAGCGCCAGGAGGATTACGGCCATCCATCCGACGACTTCGGACGGGCATCGCAAATGTGGACCGCGATCCTAGGCCATAAGCTGCGCGAGGGGGAGAAGGTGACGGCCGAGGATATCCCCCTGTGCATGATCGCCGTCAAGCTCGCCCGCCAGGCCCACCGCCACAAACGCGACAACCTGGTGGACATCGCCGGGTACGCCCGCACGGCCGCCATGATTGCGGGGGATGAGTAATGAACGACCTTGATCTCGAAGTCATCGACGATACCGACGTCATGGAGTCCTGGCGGACCTTGGAGCGGACATGCCGCAAGTGCCAGTGGTGCAAACAGCATCGGGGCTGCAAGCACGGGCCGGACCCGTATCTCTTCTACTTCCACGACGAGATCGAGATGGTCTGGTTGTGCGATGAGTGCTACTCCATCCGCCAGAACGGCCTGCACCTGCCCGACGGGGAGGTGGCTGAATGATGGCATGCGCCACTGCCCCAACAGCGATCACGCTGCGCCCGTACCAGACCGAAGCGGTCAGCGCCGTCTACGATCACCTGCGCCAGCGCGACGATCACCCCTGCGTGGTGATCCCGACGGCAGGCGGCAAGACGCCGGTGATGGCCGCTATCTGCCGGGACACCGTAACGCAGTGGGATGGACGGGTGCTGATATTGGCGCATGTAAAGGAACTGCTCGAACAGGCCGTCGATAAGCTCACGCACATGGCCCCGGACCTGTGGAATCGGATCGGGGTCTACTCGGCGGGGCTCAAGAGTCGCGACATCGAGCACCCGATCATCGTGGCAGGAATTCAGAGCGTCTATCGCCGTGCGGCCGAGCTCGACCGCTTCGATCTTGTTCTGATCGACGAGGCGCACATGCTGCCGCCCGACGGCGAGGGCATGTATCGCACATTCCTGGCCGACGCTCATGTGGTGAATCCCAGTGTCAGGCTGATCGGCCTGACGGCGACGCCCTATCGCATGACCACGGGGATGATCTGCGGGCCGGAGAACCTGCTGAATCACGTGTGCTACGAGGTGGGCGCGCGTGAGTTGATCGTCCAGGGCTACCTCTGCCCGCTGAAGACCAAGGCCGGTCGCCAGAAGGTCGATACATCGGACCTGCATATCCGGGGCGGTGAGTTCATCGCCGGAGAGGTCGAGGCGTTGATGGACGACGACGCGCTGGTCCGATCGGCCTGCCGCGAAATCGTCGATCACACCGGCGAGCGGCATTCGGTGCTGATTTTCGCCAGCGGAGTCAAACACGCCCGGCACGTGCAGAGCGTGCTCGGCGAGATGGGGCTGACGTGCGGCTTCGTCTGTGGGGAGACACTGTCTTCCGAGCGGGCCGATACGCTCGAGCGGTTCAAGGACGGAGACCTGAAGTACCTTGTCAACGTCAACGTGCTGACCACCGGCTTCGATGCGCCGAACATCGACTGTGTGGCGATGCTGCGGCCGACCAACTCGCCGGGCCTCTACTACCAGATGGTCGGCCGCGGCTTCCGGCTTGATCCTTCCAAGGACGACTGCCTGGTCCTGGACTTCGGAGGCAACATCCTGCGCCATGGCCCTGTCGATGCCCTGGAGATCGGGGACCGATCATCCGGCAATGGGGAAGCGCCCGCCAAGGAATGCCCCGAGTGCCAGGCGGTGATCCACGCCGCCTACGGCACCTGCCCGGAGTGCGGCCATGAGTTCCCGCCGCCCGAACGCCAACAGCACGACCGCCAGGCATCGACCGCCGGCATCCTCTCCGGTGAGGTCACCGAAAGCGAGTACGAGGTCACCGAGGTCTACTATAGCGTCCACGTCAAACGCGACGCGCCCGAAGACCACCCGCGCACGATGCGCGTGGACTACCGCTGCGGCTTCAGCGACTACCGCAGCGAGTGGGTCTGCCCCGAACACACAGGCTACGCCAGGGGCAAGTTCGAGGCCTGGTGGCGGGCGCGATCCGGCGAGCCGCTGCCCGATATGGCCGAGCAGGCCGTGGAGATCTGCGAGGCAGGCGGCGTCGCCGAGACCAAGGCCATCACCGTCCGGTCGGTTACCGGCGAGAAATACGACCGAATCACCGACTACCAACTCGGCCCGATCCCGCCGAGGCTCGACGGCGGCGATGAGCGCGATGACGGCGAACTGCCTGAGCCCACCTGGCCTGAAGACGAGGTGCCGTTTTGACCACCGCTATTGACAGCATCCAGGAGGCAGTAGCCCGGTATCTGACCGCCGGCCTGTGCGTTCTGCCCGCCATCCGGGCCGAAAAACGCCCCGCTGTGGGTCGGTGGAAGCAGTATCAGACCAGGCCGCCCACCCCCGCGGAGCTGTCGGCCTGGATGGCCAGCAGTCCCGATGCCGTCTGCATTCTCTGCGGGCAGGCCTCCCGTAACGCGGAGATTCTGGACTTCGACGCCAACGGCGAGTTGTTCGACCGATGGTGCGAGAAGCTCCGCGCAGCCGCGCCGGGCCTGCTGGAACGGCTGGTCCTCTCCCGAACGCAGTCAGACGGCCGGCACGCCGTCTACTGCTGCCAGACGCCGGTCTCCGGCAACATGAAGCTGGCCCAGCGCCGCGTGGGTGACAACATCGTCACGCTGATCGAGACCCGGGGCGAGGGCGGGCTGTTCCTCTGCGCCCCCACGGCCGGATACGAGCTGATCCAGGGCGACCTGGCAGACCCGCCCGTGCTGACCGGCCAAGAGCGCGACATCCTGCTCCAGGCGGCGTGGGAACTGAACGAATATCTGCCGCCGGTGGTCGATGGTCCGACGCACAGCGGCATTGTCGGCCAGAGAGCCGCGCTGTCGGCAGAGAATGGCGGCCCGTGCGCAGAGAACGCCCACAGCGGCGATTGTCCGTCAGACAATGGCCCGGCCGGCCAGAGAATGGCAATGTCCGTCGGACAGGCGGGCTGTTCGCCAGAGAATGCCGACAGGCCAGGCGATGACTTCAACCGTCGCGGAGATGTGCGGGCTGTGCTCCAACAGCACGGCTGGGTGCGGGTAAAGGGCGGAGAGAACGAATACTGGCGCAGGCCCGGCAAGGAATCGGGCACGTCGGCCACGTTGAAGGCGTGCGAAAACGGCCTGGTGTTCTACGTCTTCTCGTCCAATGCCGCGCCCTTCGAGCCCGGCCAGCCTTATTCGGCGTTCGCGGTGTACGCGCTGCTGAACCACGGCGGCGATTGGGCACAGGCTGCCAGTTCTCTGCGACTGTCTGGCTACGGCGGCGATTCTCTGGCAGACAACGCCTCCGGCACAGACATCTCGGCCATCATGGAGATGTCCGCCGCACCCGGCGCTTGTCCGTCGGACAATGGCCATGGTGGGGCCCACAATGCCGACAATGGCGATCATCGGCCGGACATTCCCGACCCCGGGCCGATCCCCGAACATCTCTTCCGTGTGCCGGGCCTTATCGAGCAGGTCATGGACTTCACGCTCGCCAATGCGCCCTATCCGAACGTCGGCCTGGCGTTCTGCGGGGCGATGGCCCTGCAGTCCTACCTGGCCGGCCGGAAGGTCTGCGATACCGGCGACCTTCGGCCCAACATCTACCTGCTGGCCCTGGCCTCCAGCGGCACCGGCAAGGACTTTCCCCGCAAGGTCAACGCCCGTGTGCTGTTCGAGATCGGGCACGTGGCGGCGCTGGGCGATAAGTTCGCCTCCGGGGAGGGCATCCAGGACGCCCTGGCGCGAACTCCGGCCATGCTGTTCCAGAACGATGAGATGGACGGCGTCCTGCGGCAGATCAACCTGGACCGCGAGAACAAACGCGAGTCGATCCCCAACATCCTGCTGACTCTCTACACCACCGCCGACGGCGTCTACCCCATCCGCGTCAAGGCCGGCCAGAAGGAAGCCGCCAGCATCGATCAGCCCCACCTGACCCTGTTCGGCACCGCCACGCCGCAGTACTTCTACGAGGCCCTCAGCCAGCGGATGCTGACCAATGGCTTTTTCGCCAGGCTGATCATCGTCGATATCGGCCAGCGCGGTCAGGGACAGACGCCCGGCTCGGCGCGACATCTGCCCGAGTCGATCCTCCAGACGGCCCGCTGGTGGGCCGAATACCAGCCCGGCAGCCGTAAGGCCAACCTGCTGGGCGTTCATCCCGAGCCGAAGCCGGTGCCGTACACACCCGAGGCCGACCAGGCCATCAAGGACCTGCAGCGCCAAACCGAGGCCGAATACGACCAGGCTCACGCCCGCAACGACGAGGTCGCCAAAGTCGCCTGGTCGCGGACCACCGAAAACGCCAGCAAGTTGGCGCTGCTGTATGCCTGCAGCGAAAACCACGAGGACCCCGTCATCGGCCTGCCGGCCGTCCAGTGGGCGCGGGAGTTCGCCATGCACCAGACACGCCGGCAGCTGTTCCTGGCGTCCAGCTACGTGGCCGAGAATCCCTTCCACGCAGAGTGTCTGAAGCTCATCCGCAAGCTGCGGGAAGCACCGAGCCAAGAGCTGCCGCACAGCGTCCTGCTGAAGCGCATGAAGATGAAGACCAAGGACTTCAAGGAGCTGGTCGAAACGCTGGTTCAGCGCGGCGATGTGCTGACCCTGCCCGTTCAGACCTCCGGGCGAACCGGCCTGACGTATCGTCTGGCGGACGGGGAAGGAAGGTGAAGTATGGTGCAAAAAGCCCAAGACAGGCCGGTCTTCTTTCCCTTCTGTCACCCCATCCTTCACCAGCCAGGGGTGAAAGAAGTACGCGCTGTAAACACAGTAAATACTACTACTTCTCTTCTTCTTTCTCTCTTTCACCCACACGTACACGCGATAGCGATTTTCAGGCGCGCGTGCGCGCATGGAGGGTGGGTGAAGGAAGTTTGGGGAAGGAAGTCATTAGGTACTTCCTCGCCGAGGGCTTCCTGATGGCACGGGAACGCGTCGGCTTACATGGCACAGTTTTTCAAGAACGCGCCGATTTTGCGGTGCACGGACAGAAGGAGTACGAAATGCATGGATGCGAACGAAATGGATGCCTGGCGACGTGCGACCGGTCGGTTGATCGGCCGATGGAAAACGGACCTCAACAACGGACGCATGCTCCGCGACCCGTGGTCGCGTGCCGCTCACAGCATGGTGCAGGCGTGGCGAATCCGCCTCAGCCGTCCACCCGCCAAGGGCAACGCGCGCGTCGCGCCTCGACCGACGTGGAAGATCTTCGCCCAGCGAGGCGTGGGAATCCTCGCCAGCAAGAAGCATCACGCCCGCAAGAGCGACTGGCAGCTTTGGGCCAGCCGACGGAGGGCACCGGGGAGCCGGTACATCCCCAAGCGCGATCGCAAGTGGTGACCTGCGACGTATCGGTCGAGAGCGTATTGCGGCTGCTTGATGCCCAGCAGCACCGCTGCGCCCTGACGGGCCGCAGACTGACGCCGCAGACGGCCGCTCTCGATCACATCGTACCCGTTCGCTTCGGCGGCGAGCACGCCATCGACAACGCCCAGGTTCTGCATAAGGACGTCAACCGCGCCAAGGGATCGCTGACGAACGAGGAATTCATCGGCATGTGCCGTGAGGTCGTCCGCCGGTCCGACGGCTACATGACGCGAAAGGAGTCGCTATGACCACTACCAAGGACGCAACCACCCAGAAGTTCGCCGTCGAGCTGCGGAAGATCGACGACGTCCGCCCGTACGAGTGGAACCCTCGCATCAACGATCAGGCCGTCGACGCCGTGGCGGCCAGCCTCGCCGAGTTCGGCTTCCGCCAACCGATCGTCGTTGACGAAGACGGTGTGATCATCGTCGGCCACACCCGCTGGAAGGCGGCCAAGCAGCTCGGCCTGGCCAAGGTGCCCGTCCACGTGGCCACCGACCTGACGCCTGAGCAGGTCCGCGCCTACAGGATCGCTGACAACAAGACCGGCGAGCTGGCCGACTGGGACCTGGAGATCCTGCCCATCGAACTCAACGAATTGCGCGAGGGCGGATTCGACATGGACGTGCTGGCCTTCGACGAGGAGGAACTGGGCAAGCTGCTGAGCAGCGCCCAGGGCGTGACGGAGGGGCTCACCGATCCGGACTCGATCCCCGAGCCGCCCGACGACCCGGTCGCGCAACGAGGCGACATCTGGGTGCTGGGCAATCACCGCCTCATGTGCGGCGACAGCGGTTCGCCTGAGGACCTGGACCGCCTGCTGGACGGTGCGACCATCGACCTTGTCAATATGGACCCGCCGTACAACGTCAAGGTCGAACCCCGCAGTTCCACGGCCATCGCCGCCGGCAACAGCTCGCACCCGGACCTGTCGAAGAAAATGCACCACCAGGGCTTCGACGTCGCCCGGGGCGTCACCGATCCGAAGAAGGCACGCAAGAAGATGCGGGCCAAGGACCGGCCGCTGGAGAACGACTTCGTCACGGACGAGGCGTTCGACAAGATGCTGCTCGACTGGTTCGGCAACGCGTCTCGTGTGCTTAAGCCGGGCGGGTCCTTCTACATCTGGGGAGGGTACGCCAACTTGGGCAACTATCCCGCGCCGCTCAAGAAATCCGGCCTGTACTTCAGCCAGGGAATCGTGTGGGACAAACAGCACCCCGTTTTGACGCGGAAGGACTTCATGGGGGCGTTTGAGATCTGCTTCTACGGCTGGAAGGAAGGCGCGGGCCATCACTTCTACGGCCCCAACAATGCGACCGACCTCTGGCACGTCAAGAAGGTCAATCCCCAGGCGATGGTCCACCTGACCGAAAAGCCCGTCGAACTGGCCGTCCGCTCGATCCAGTATTCGTCCAAGCCCGGCGAGAACGTCCTGGACCTCTTCGGCGGAAGCGGCTCGACGCTGATTGGCTGTGAGCAGACCGACCGCCGTGCATTCCTGATGGAGCTGGACCAGGCGTACTGCGACGTGATCGTCAAGCGGTGGGAGGACTTCACGGGGCGGAAAGCAGAGCGGCTGGTATCCGCCAAACCGGAAGAAGTGGCCTAATGGGCATGCTCGCGGAAGAAATCAGCGATGTCTGCTTTTGCGGCCTTCCCGGTGGCCACGGCCATCGTCAGCTCGTACAAGGCACCTTGGGGTGCATCTATCTCGATCCCGTTGAGGTCCAAGAACACCAGCGCGGCCACGGTTCCGGCGCGTTTGTTGCCGTCGATGAACGGGTGGTTCTGCACGATATGGAACAGGTAGGCCGCCGCCATCTCGAAGAGGTCGTTGTGCAGGAACTGGCCGCCGAAAGCCGCCCGCGCTTGAGCAACGGCCGATTCGAGCAGCCCAAGGTCGCGCAGGCCATGCTCACCGCCGTAGAGTTCGACCTGGTCGGCATGGAGCGTCAGGACGTCCGCCGTATCAAGGAAGTCCGTCATGGCCTGCTATTCCGCCAGCCGTTTCAAGTCGTCGCCGTGCTTGCGGTTGATCTTGGCCAGCGACGCGCGGAGCTTGGCCTGACGAGCCTTGTCACGCACGGGCGTGATCATGAGGTGGTCGCCGTTGGTGATTACCTCCAACGGCGTGTCGGCGGAAATATCCAGCATCTCCAGGATCGGCTTGTCGATCACCAGGGCCAGGCTGTTGCCGTGCTTGATCAATGTCTTGGTCATTGCCATCTCCTCTTGCTCGTATACACAAAGTATACACCACATTTTCGGCCAAGGCAAGCGGGATGTTTAGCCGAAGAGCACCCCGGCCAAAGGGACCGGGGCGCTGGAAATGGGGACGCAGGGCGTGGGTGGTCGTTGCTAACGGCGGAGGCTGAACTTGCCGCGCTCGGCCTTTACGAAGCGACTGGCGTCGCCCTTGTCCTTGATCTCGCGGGAAATCGCCGCATAGAGGCTGTTGGCCGGCGTCTTGCCGCCCTTGCGGGGTGCCCACAGGTTACGCTGGACGGCCAGGTCCACGATGTCCTTGCACCGCATCGGGTCGCCGGTTCCCAGCGAAAGCAGGTGGGCCGCTGCGTCCAGCAGGCTCATCGGCTTGGCCTCACCTTTGGCCGCGGTCGCGTGACGTTGGCCCGTGTGGCGTTTTGTGGCGGCCTTGGCGTCCTTGGTCGCCTTGGCGGGCGTCTGGCCGCCCTGGGCCGACGTGTCGGCCTTCGCCTGGGCTTCATACTCCGCCAGCGGCACGATCTTCTTGCGCTTGCTGGCCGGTGCATGCTTGGCTGGCCCACGCAGGCGCTGTGCGCTCTTGATGCGGACCTTGCGGTTGGTGGCGACGTTGATGCCGTCCCACCCGCCGTGGGGGTTTTCGCCGGTGATCTTCACGTCAGCCAGCGTCCCGCTGACTTTCGCTCGATACGTCTCGCCGATCTTGACTTGGTCTTTCTTCATGGTGTTGCTCCTTGCGTTAGGGGTCTACATGTGCAGCTCGTCGAGGCTGCGTTGGATTTCGGATTTCTCGAAGCCGGAGAAGAACGCCAGCGTCTCGATCAACTGCTCGCGGACGTGTTCGAGCGAACCGACCGAGGCCCAGGTGACCTCGTCGTCATCTTCGAACTTCTCCAGCTCGCACTCGATCCAGTCGGCCAGGCTGGCGATGTCGGCCTGGGCGCGTTTGAAGGCGTCCATCATGCGCTGCTTGTTCGGTGTCGTTGCCATGGTCGTGATTTCCTTTCAGACCGGTGCCTACGGTCAGTTCTCCAGCATGTCCGCGATGTACTGCAGCAGCGAGGCCAGGCAGACGGCGTCGAGTTGCCCGCCCTCCTCGATCATCTCGCAGGCCTTGTCGACGAACGGGTCGTCCTCGGGCCCGCAGCCGGGCATGCGTACGGACAGGTCGATGTTCGTGACGGACTCGGCGGTCTCCCGCAGCGTGAAGACAATGGCGTTTCTGATTTCGGTGTCGTTCATGGTCGTCTCTCCTTGCGGTCAGATGTCGCTGAGGCGAAGCAGCTCGCGGTAGTAGTCGTGGATCATGCTGTTGGTGCCGCGGCAGCCGTCGAGGTGGTGCTGGAGGCACTCGGCCATCGACCAGAGGTCGTCCTGGCAGTCGGCGGTGACGTGGTGCTCGCGGCCGTCGGGCACGTCGGGCGTGAGGATGGTGACGACCACCATCGTCGGGGCGGTGCCGCAGCCCGCTCGACGCTGGGCGGTGGCGTAGTGGCCTGGCTTGCCTTCGAAGTCGATTCGCGTCAGTCGCATGGTTCGTTCTCCTTGTCGTTAGAGGTTGATGCGGGCCTTCCGCAGGCTCTCGACCGTCGTCTTGGCCTGGTCGGCGAGGGCGGCCAGCTCCGGGTGGCTCTCGAGGATGCCGTCCTGACGCATCTGCCAGACCATCTCGTGGATGAGGCTCTCGGCGTCGGCCAGGGCGACCTTGGCGTTCTTGATCTTGGCGGGCGTTGCGTTCATTTCATATCTCCTTGCTATTGCCTGCTTTACATGCACATTCAGCCATGGCTTTTCGACCTCATCAAGGCAATTAACCGCCTGTCGCAAAAGAACTTACATATTTTCATAAGCATGCGAGGGGGCTAGAGATATGGCCGAAGAATCCTTGAAAATCACGGCCCTGACGCCCGCCCAGGCCGCCAAAATCCTCGCCTCCGCCTACCGGCGGCGGGTGACCGTCGAGCAGGTCCGCCAGGTCGTCGAGGCCGGGGGACTGGCCCGAGCGGACGGGACGTTCAGCCTGATCGAATACGTGGCCTACCTGGCCGAGGAGGTGACCGGTGGCCACGCAGATTAACCCACGCAAACTCCGTCCGGCCGACCTGCTGCGTCTGGTCAACTCCGCCGGGCGCGGCGGCGTGTTGACTGAGTTCCAGCTCCGCCGTCACCGCAACCAGGCCGGCTACACCATCGGCGACGCCCGGACGGTCGACCTTTTCAGCTACGCCGCCTGGCTGACGCTGGAATACTTCAAGCCCAAGGCCGAGCCGCTGAGTTACGACCAGCAGAAGGCACGCCAGGCCGAGCGCAACGCCGAGGCCGTCCGCGCCGCCCAGGACATCGGCGAGATTCCGGCTGTCGCCGATCCAGACCGCAAGGCCCGCTGCGAGGCATCGTTTAGGGACTTCTGTGAGACGTACTTCCCGGAGGTCTTCTACCTGCCGTGGTCCGACGATCACCTGCGTGTGATCGACAAGATCGAAAAGGCCGTCCGAACCGGGGGGCTGTTCGCCATGGCCATGCCTCGCGGATCGGGCAAGACGGTGCTGTGCCAGACGGCGGTGCTGTGGTCGGCGCTGATCGGGGCGACGCCGTTCGTCTGCCTGATCGCAGCCAGCGCCGAACGGGCCCGCGACCTGCTGGAAAACATCAAGATCTGGCTGGAGACCAATCCGCTGCTGGCGGCCGACTTCCCCGAGGTGGCCTACCCGATCCAGTGCCTCGAGCGGATTACCAACCGGCAGAAGGGCCAGAAGTACAAGGGCGAACCGACGCGGATCGACTGGGCATCGGATCGGATCGTGTTGCCGACCATCGCGGGATCAAGAGCATCGGGCGTGGTCATCTCCTCCAGCGGCATGAAAGGCAGCGATATCCGCGGGCAGAACTACGCCCGCGCCGACGGCCAGGTCGTGCGGCCGCAACTGGTGATGGTCGACGACCCGCAGACGACCGAGTCGGCCTGGTCGCCCAGCCAGAGCCAACGCCGCGAGGCGATCCTGGCCGGCGACGTGCTGGGCATGGCCGGGCCCGGCAAGAAGATCGCCGGGCTGATGGCCTGCACCGTGATCCGACCGGCCGACATGGCCGACAACATCCTTGACCGCGAGAAACACCCCGAGTGGCAAGGCGAACGGACGAAGATGGTCTACGCCTTCCCCTCCAGCGAGAAGCTGTGGGCCAAGTACGCCGAGCTGCGGGCCGATTCGCTCCGCAATGACGGCGACGGCAGCGAGGCGACCGAGTTCTACATCGCCAACCGCGACGACATGGACAGGGGCGCAATAGTAGCCTGGCCGCAGCGGTTCAATGAGGATGAGGTCAGCGCCATCCAGCACGCGATGAACCTGCGGTACCGCGACGAGGCGGCGTTCTTCGCCGAGTACCAGAACGAGCCGATCGTCGAGGAGATCGGCGAGGAGATGCTCACCGCCGAACAGATCGTCGCCAAGCTAAACGGCTACCGGCCTGGCGAGATCCCTATCGGCTGCACCCACCTGACGATGTTCATCGACGTCCAGCAGAAGGTGCTGTTCTGGATGCTGTGCGCATGGGAAGACGACTTCACCGGCTACATCGCCGATTACGGCACCTGGCCCGAGCAGAAACGAGCCTACTTTACGCTGCGGGACGTCCATTCAACACTGGGTCGCGCGACACCCGGTGCTGGACTCGAGGGGCAGATCTTCGGCGGGCTGGAGAAGCTGACCGCCGAGAAGCTCTCGCGGGCCTATCGGCGCGAGGATGGCGCGGAGATGCGTATCGACCGCTGCCTGGTCGACGCCAACTGGGGCCAGTCCACGGACGTGGTCTACCAGTTCTGCCGGCAGAGCAGCTTCGCCGGCATCCTGCTGCCCAGCCACGGCAAGTACGTCGGGGCGTCCAGCGTGCCCTTCAGCGAGTACAAGCGCAAACGCGGCGACCGCGTTGGGTTGCACTGGCGCATCCCGAACACGATCGGGCGACGCCAAGTCCGGCATGCCCTGATCGACACGAACTACTGGAAGACGTTCGTTCATGCCCGCCTGGCCGTGGCCATGGGCGATCCGGGCTGCCTGTCGCTACCCGGCCGGGACGAGAAGGTCCATCGACTGCTGGCCGACCACCTCACGGCCGAGTACCGCGTCAAGACCGTCGCCCGCGACCGGACCGTGGACGAATGGAAGCTCCGCGCCACACGCCCGGACAATCACTGGCTGGACTGCCTCGTCGGCTGCGCCGTGGCGGCGTCCATCCAGGGTGTTTCGCTGGCTGGTGTGGAGGCCCGTGCCTCAGAGCCTCGCCAGCGGCTGCGGCTTTCGGAGATTCAAAGGGGCAGACGGTAGATGACACAGACCACCGCCACACCATCGCTCAAGCAGAAGCGCGGCCTGGAATGCCCCAAGTGCGGCTGCGGTCATTTCCGGGTGCTCTATACCCGCCGTGCGCTGGGCGGCCGGCTGCTTCGCCGCCGCGAATGCCGCTACTGCGGGCGGCGCATCACGACGTATGAGACCAGCGCCGCGTTGAAATAGCGACCGATTCCCACCTCCAGGTTCTAGATACGGAACATCTTTACGTCTTTCGGGGGTTTTCCGGTGATCGGCGGTGCGCGGCCCCCGCCACGGCATAGGTAACCAGTAACGGGCCACTGTTACCGGAACCCCCATGAACGACGAACTCGACAAGTCAATCAAGACCAATGCCGAAGGTCCCGCCAAGGCGTCCGGGGATGCCGGCAGCGTCGAACAGCACAAGCTCTCCGAGCAGATCGCCGCGGATAAGTACCTGGAGTCCAGGAAGGCCAGCCGCGCCAAGGGCCTGGGGATCAAGCTGGCGAAGATATCGCCGGGAGGGACCGTCTGATGTGGCCGTTCCGCAAAGGCAGGAAGGCTTCCTCCCGGACACGTTCCCTCCCGGCGGTGGTCCGGGCCCGCTATGACGCGGCGCAGACCACGGCCGAGAACGCTCGCCACTGGGCGATGGCCGACGCACTGTCGGCCGACGAGGCCGCCTCACCCGACGTCCGCCGCAAGCTGCGGCAGCGCAGCCGATACGAGGTGGCCAACAACTCCTACGCCAAGGGCATCGTGCTGACCATCGCCAACGACTGCATCGGGACAGGCCCGCGCCTCCAACTCCTCTCCGGTGGTGACGAGATCAACCGCCGCGTCGAGTCGGCGTTTGCGGCATGGGCGGAGGCGGTCGATCTGGCCGGCAAGCTCCGCACGATGCGCATGGCCAAGGCCGCCGACGGCGAGACGTTCGCAGTGCTGACGGCCAATCCGATGATCGACTCGCCCGTGATGTTGGACGTGCAGCTCGTAGAGGCCGATCGCGTGGCGTCACCGACTATGGCGATGCTGCCGTCGGCCGGCGACATCGACGGCATAATCCTGGACGCCTGGGGCAACCCGCAGACTTACTGCGTTCTGCGACAGAATCCCGGCGACCTGGCGGGCTGGAACTTGCAGTACGACCTGGTTCCCGCCGATGCGGTGGTCCACTGGTTCCGTTCGGATCGGCCGGGCCAGCACCGGGGCATCCCCGAGATCACGCCGGCGCTGCCGCTGTTCGCCCAGTTGCGGCGCTACACGTTGGCGGTGATCGCCGCCGCCGAGACCGCCGCAGACTTTGCGGCCGTGCTGTTTACCGACTCACCGGCCAACGGCGAGGCCCAGTCGCTGGAGCCGATGGACGTCGTCGAGCTGGAGAAGCGCATGGCCACGGTGCTGCCGGACGGCTGGCGGCTGGGACAGGTCGAGGCCCAGCAACCGGCCACGGGGTACGGTGAGTTCAAGCGGGAGATCCTCAACGAGATCGCCCGCTGCCTGAACCTGCCCTATAACATCGCCGCCTGCAATTCCTCCGGCTACAACTACGCCTCGGGGCGGCTCGATCATCAGACCTACTACAAGTCCATCCGCGTCGAGCAGGCCCACCTGGCCGAGGCCGTGCTGGATCGGATTCTTGCCGCCTGGCTCGATGAGGCCGAACTCCTGACCGAGTTCGCCTTCCTCCGCAACGCGGATGCCTTCGCTCATCAATGGTTCTTCGACGGCACCGAGCACGTCGACCCGGCCAAGGAGGCAAGCGCCCAGGCGACCCGCCTGGCCAGCAACACCACCACGCTGGCCGTCGAATACGCACGCCAGGGCCGCGACTGGGAGACCGAACTCCGCCAGCGGGCCAAGGAAAAAGAGTTGATGGCCGAGCTGGGCCTGACCACATCGCAGGCCGCGCCGCAACCTGCAGATCAAGACAACGAGGAGGCCGACACGGATGTCGAGCAAGACCAAGCAGCCTGACTATCTGACCTTCCGCTGCCCGCTGACGGTCGAGGCAGCCGAGGGGACGGACAAGCAGATGCCGCGGTTCCGCATGGTCGCCTACACCGGCGGGACGATGCGGATCAGCGGTTTCCCGCACCCGGTGGTGGTGGACCTGGAGGGCCTGTCCATCGACCGCCAGGACATCCCGGTCCGCCTGGACCACAACCCGCGCCAGGGCGTCGGCCACACGCAGCGCGTGGTCATCGAAAACGGCCAGGTCGTCGCCGAGGGCCTGGTCAGCCGCGACACCTCCTGGGCCCGTGACGTCGCCAAGAGCGGCGTCAACGGCTTTCCCTGGCAGGCCAGCATCGGCGCTGCCGTGGTGGACGCCGAGTTCGTCCCCAACGGCCAGCACGTAACCGTAAACGGCCGGACCTTCACCGGGCCATTGCACGTGGTCCGCAAGGCCGTCCTCAAGGAAATCTCGTTCGTCGACAGCGGCGCGGACACCGCCACCAGCGCGCGGATCGCCGCCGCCGACAGCGCATCGCAGACACCCAACCATAAGGAGCAGCTTCCGATGGATGACAACGCACCAGACAGCACGACCACCGATGCCGTAACCATGCAGGACGACGGGCAGGCCGACGACACGCCCGAAGACACCGACACCCCGGATCGGCTCAAGGCCGATACCGATGCGCCGCCCAAGCCGACTGCCCCGGCCGAGACGCCCGACACCGTCAATGCCTCGGCAGCCGATGACGACGACCCCGTCACGCAGAGCCGCCGCCGGATGGCTGCCGAGACCCGTCGGGTCGAGGCCATCCGCAAGGTCTGCGCTGGCAAGCACCCCGACATCGAGGCCAAGGCCATCGAGGAGGGCTGGGACGAGGCCCGCACCGAACTGCACGTGCTCCGCGCATCCCGGCCCCAGGTGCCGGCCGCAGCGAGCCGGCCCCGCAACACCAGCCCGCAGGTCTTCGAGGCCGTGGCGCTGATGGCATCGGGCCTTCCCAACAGCCGGATCGAGGCCGTCTATGACGAGCCGATCCTGGAAGCGGCCGACAAGCTGCGGGGCGTGGGCATCCAGGAGTTCTGCGAACTGGCCTGCGGGGCACAGCTGCCTCGCTTCCGGCGGGACGCATCCGGCTGGCTGCAGGCGGCGTTCAGCACCACCAGTCTGCCGGGCATCCTTTCCAACATCGCCAACAAGATGCTGCTGGAGGGCTACAACTACGTCGAGGACGCCTGGCGTCGCATCGCCAAGATCGCCTCGGTCAACGACTTCAAGGAGCACACTCGCTACCGGATGACCGGGGCCTTTCAGTTCCAGCAGGTCGGGCCGGATGGGGAGCTCAAGCACGGGCAGCTGGATGAGCAGACCTTCGGCCAGAAGGCTGCCACCCATGGCATCATGTTCGCCCTGACGCGCCAGATGATCATCAACGACGACATGGGCGCGTTCACCGATATCCCACGCCAGATCGGGATGGGGGCGGCCGAGGCCATCGCCGACGCGACCTGGGGGCTGTGGCTGTCGAATCCCGTTCAGTCCGACGGCAAGGCGTTCTTCCACGCCGACCACGCCAACTACGTCACCGGGGCCGACACGGCGCTGTCTGTCGACAGCCTGACCGATGCGGAGGTCGCCTTCGGGCTCCAGACCAAGCCCAACGGCAAGCCGCTGGGCATTCCGGCCGGCATCCTGCTGGTCCCCACGGCGCTGAAGGTCCCGGCCGAGATGCTCATGAAGAGCGTCCAGCTCAACGAGACCACCACCGCCAACAAGGCCAAGCCCTCGGCCAACCCCCACGTGGGCAAGTTCGACGTGGTCTCCAGCGTGTACCTGTCCAACAGCAGCTTCACCGGGGCCTCGAGTAAGGCCTGGTATCTGCTGGCCGACCCCAACCGCCTGCCGGCCATAGAGGTCGCATTCCTAAACGGCGTGGACCGGCCCACCGTGGAGAAGACCGACGCGGACTTCAACACCCTCGGCATCCAGTTCCGCGGGTACATCGACTTCGGCGTCCGCGAACAGGACCACCGGGGCGCACTGAAAATCAAGGGCGAGGCGTAAACCCCACAGACAAGGAGCCAACCATGGCAAAGGAAGCGATATTCGTTCAAGACGGGCTCATCATTGACTACACGCCTGCCGCCGACGTCGCCGCCGGTGAGGTGGTCGTCCTGGGCAAGACCTGCTTTATCGCCAAGCTGGCCATCACGGCCGGCACGCTGGGGGCCCTGGCCGCCACGGGCGTCTATTACGTCCTGAAGACCGACGGCCTGGCCTTCGATCCCGGCGAGGCCGTCTACTGGGACGACACGGCCAACGAGGCGACCAAGACCACCACCGACGTCTACATGGGCGTGGCCGTCAAGGCGGCCGCTGCCGACGACTCGGCGGTCTACACGCACCTGCGGAGCCTCCAGGAGGCCATCGCCGATCAGTTCGGCCTAGCCGACCTCTCGGACGTGGGCACGCCTACGGCGACTGCCGGCAATCTGCTCATCGCAGACGGCGACAGCTTCGAGGGCAAGGCGGCAAGCGGCCTGCTGACGCTGCTGGCCACGGGAGCCTTCGGCCTGCCCGACGCGGCTGATTCGCAGTTGGGGCTGCCTCTGGTCTTCGAAAAGGTCTTCGACGGCACGGCCGCCGAGGTGCACGTCTTCGACGGCGACTGTCCCCGCAAGCTGCGGATCATCGACGCCAGCGTCCTGATCACCACTGCCGGTGCAGCTGCTGCCGACGTAACGCTCACGCTGGATGACGGCACCGACGCCATCACCGACGCGATGGCCGTCAACGCGGCCGGTGCGGGCGTGGCCGTCAACACCATCGTCAGTGCAGGCGAGATCGACAACACCAAGGCGACCGTCGACGTCGACGGCACGCTGGATATCACGCTGAGCACAACGACCAACGCCCCGGCCGGCATCGTCCGCGTGACGGCATTGCCTGTGGCGTAGGCCCGGAGAATCACCACGTGACGGACATGCTCCAAGACGGTTTGACCTGGCTGGACTCGCAGCGCGTCGCGCACATGTCCAGCCAGGTCGCCTACCGGCGAGATCCGGACGAGGTGACCGTCAAAGCCACGTTCGGCAAGACGGATGTCGAGATCGCGGATGAATCGGGACTGACGATCCAGGCGCAGGTGTGGGATTTCCTGATCGCGGCAGAGGAGCTGGGCCTCGAGCCGGAACCCGGCGACGTGATCGCCGCCAATGGACGCAAGTACGAGGTCATGAACCTGGGTGGCGAAGGATGCTGGCGATGGAGCGATCCGTACCGAATGACCTGCCGCATCCACACCAAGGACATAGGACCAGACACGTGAGTGAATGCAATCAATTTGAGGCCTGCCAGAAGCACTTCGAGGCGATCCACGGCAAGCTGGACCGCCTGGATGAAGCCGTCCGCGGTAACGGCCGGCCCGGCATTACCGTTCGGCTGGACCGGCTGGAACAGGACGCCAAGCGCCAGGGCAGGCTTGTGTGGCTGATCGTCGGTGCGGTCGTGACCGTCGTGGTCGCATGGATCAGGAGCAAGCTATGAGCCTGGCCACCGACATCGCCGACGCCGTCGCCGCCGAGCTCAACGCGGCCGATCCGAGCACGTTCAGCCAGGATCTTACGGCCGAGCGGAAGGTCCTGCCGTCCTTCGATCTGCCCGACTTGGCGGAGCTCAAGGTCTGCGTGGTGCCGAAGGCCGTGACGATCACCGGGGCCACGCGTGCGGCCTGCCAGTACGAGATCGCAGTCGACATCGGCATCCAGAAGAAGCTCGGCAGGGACCTGGACACTGAGGTCGCGTCGCTGGGCACGCTGGCGGACGAGATCGCCGACTACCTGCGGCGGCGGCCGCTGGCGGCCGCACCTTACGCGGCATGGGCGTCGATTGCCAACGAGCCTGTCTATGCCCCCGAACACCTCGCCGAGCAGCGAGTGTTCACCAGCGTACTGACCGTCACTTATCGGGCACTGAAGTAGAGGACTGTCATGGCGAAGAAGTGGATTCAATCTGCCGACGTTGCAGTTGACGAGGCGACCGGCGAACTGCTGGTCCGCGTGGCGGGCAACATCGAGCCTAAGCGGGCGAAGATCGACTGCGCCAGTGATGCGGCCGCCGGGAACGTCATCGTGCCGGCCGTCGAAGGCAAAAGCATCCACGTACTGTCTGTCGTCCTGATGGCCGGCGGCGGCGTAGAGGCGACGTTCTATTCCGGCCCGGCCGATACCGGCACGGCCCTAACCGGCCCCATGCCCCTTGCAGATAGCAGCGGATTCTCCTGCGGGGCGGCAGCCGCACCGGCACTGGCTTGGCTGGCTACGGCCGTCGGCGAGGCCCTGACGCTCAAGCTCTCCGACGCCGTCCAAGTCAGCGGCTTCATCGTCTACTGCGAGGTCGAGCCGTGAGAGTAAGCGTCGTCAACACGCACATCGACCGCTGCGGCCTTCGGCTGCGAGTCCACGCCCGGCCCAAGTACCTGCGGATGGCCGGCCGCTGGCAGGCGATTGCAGATGTGGTCAACGTCGCCCGCGACAAAGCGAGCGGGGCCTACCGCGTCGCCTGCGGCGAGGACTGGATCAGCTTCGCCCCGCGAAAGCGCCAGGGCAAACTCATCGAGGCGGTAGTTTCTGACTGGCACTTCGGTGACGTCCTGGAAGTCGGCAGCGGCTACGACGACCTCGTCGAATATGACATCGCGCATTCGTCCGAGGTCACGCCCACAGGGAGCGGATGGCGTTTTGCGGCCGTCACAGACATCGAAGTCGGCGTCTTCCTGACGGACTGGCTGGCGACGTTCGGCCAGCGCGTGAGGATCGATGCGACTTCCGTATCCGTCGACCTGAGTGATCACCGAGGCGATCCGGCTGGCCGCGTCAACCTGGACCCCATCATCGTCGACTCCGGTCAGGTTGGCGGAGCGGGCCGCGCGAGCACGACCTGGTCCGATACGCGCAACGGGGCCGGCGTCCTGTCACTGATGACCCCCAACGCCCTCGTGCATCCGAACGTCGGCGGCGGACAAATGGGATGCCTTCGCGGGGCGTGCCGGTTTAACACCTCCGCCGTGCCGGCCGCCGGTTCGGCCGTCTTGAAGTTCACACCGACCCCGGGTCTGGCCGGACCCGCCATCATGCCGGCCGAGCGTGTCCACGTCTGCCGGCCCACGATCAGCCTCTACGGCCAGCCACCGCGCTACACAATCTACACCGAGGTCAAGGCCGGCTACGAGGCCCACCCATGGGGCGTGATGAGCCAGGTCGGCGGCGAGTACGTCTTGGACTTCACGGAACACTACGAGCAGACGGACGAGTTCGACATCGGCTTCGCCGAGGCCGAGTGCGACGTGGCCAACGTCGCCCCGACCGTCCCGGCGGGCGTTCAGATCGAAGACGCCTACCTGGAACTGACATTGCCGACCAAGGACGGGCTGTGCCTGCTGGGAGCGGGGTCCTGATGGCCATAGGAATGGACATCAAGAAGCTTTTCTTCGACCGCAAGGCGGTGATCGACAGGGTCGGCAAGGCGACGCGGAAGGTGCTCAGTCGCTTTGGGGCATTCGTGAGGACTACCGCACGCGGCAGTATCCGCAAGCGAAAGAAGATATCCCCGCCCGGCTCACCGCCAAGCAGCCACAGGGGGCTGCTCAAGAAGTTCATCTTCTTCGGCTACGAGCCCGCCAGAAACAGCGTGGTGATCGGGCCGGTGAGGCTCAGCCGCAAGCCTGGCGACGCGCCCCACACCCTGGAGCATGGCGGTAAGTCCACGGTCGTCGAAGGCAACCGCCGCAAGCGCCGCGTGAAGATAGCGGCCCGGCCCTTCATGGGCCCGGCCATGGCCAGGGAAAAACCCAAGCTGCCGGCCATGTGGCAAGGCAGCGTGAAATAGGAGCACTCACCAATGTCACAGACATTTCTGCTGGGAATGAACGCGAAGGTCTATCAGGGCACCGCCGGTGATCCCCTGACGGACCTGACCGAGATGAGCAACGTCAAGGATGTCACGCTGACGCTCGAGGCCGGCGAGGCGGACGTGACAACCCGCGGTAACAGTGGCTGGCGGGCCACGGCCACCACGCTGCGTGAGTGCACGTCCGAGTTCGAGATGCTCTGGAAGCCCGGCGACGCGGCATTCGAGGCGATAAAGACCGCCTTCCTGACCGCCGGGACACTGCGACTTGCTGTGCTGACCGGCGAAAAGAGCGCCGATGGCATCGACCCGGTCACCGGGACAGAAGGGCCGCTGGGCGACTTCTCGATCACCAACTTCACACGCAACGAGCCGCTGGAAGAGGGCGTGACGGTGTCAGTCACGGCCAAGCTGGCGGTCTTCGACGAGTGGATCACAGACGGTCTGGAGGCTGCGTAATGAAGACATTCAACGACACGGCCGGTCGGACCTGGACGATCTCGCTCAATCTCGGCACGGCGATGGCGGTCAAGGATGCCCTGGAAATTGACCTGCTCCAGCCCGAGGCCGGCGATCCGCCGCTGCTTACCCGTCTGGGCACGGACGAGATGCTCCTGGGACGCGTGCTGTGCGCACTGCTGGAAGGCCAGTTCGAGGCCAAGAAGGTCTCGGCCGAGGATGTCCGGGCGAGTTTCGACGGGGCGACGCTGCTGGCGGCGCAGAAGGCGTTCTACGAGGAACTGGTGGATTTTTTCCGAAGCCGCGGCCGCAACGACAGGGCCAAGGCGGTCGCGACGCAGATGCGGATGATCGACGCGGCGGTGGCCGCGATAGAGACGCGGATAGACGGGATCGACGTGGACGAGACGATCCGTGGCGCGATGTCTGGCGAATCGCAGGAAGCGTCGGGATCGACCCCCGGCCTCTGACGCTTCGGCAATTGCTGGACATGGCCGAAGGGCTGGGCCGGCGGCGGTGGGCGCATACGTCGCTTATCTGCGCCCTGATCGCAAACGCCCACCGCGACCCCAAGAAGCACCGGCCGTTCAGGCCTAGCGACTTCGACCCGTACGCCAAGCAGTCGCGGCGGACGGACGCGATAGAGGTCAACGCCGAGACGGTAGGACTGATGCGGGAAGCATTCGCCTCCCGCTTTGGCAAACAGAAAGGACGCTGACATGGACACTACGAAACCCGGTTACAAGACGACGGAGTTCTGGCTCTCGCTGCTGGCGACGCTGCTGGGGTTCCTGCTGGCCTCGGGCGTGATGGACACGGTGCCCGAGCAGTCGTGGATCGCCCGCCTGGTGGGCGGAGCGGTCGCGGCCCTGGCCTCCCTGGGCTACAGCGCCAGCCGGGCGAAGGTCAAGGCGGGCGCTACGGCAGGAGAGTGACGTGGGCCTGCTTGGCAAAATCGCGGACTTCCTGGGCCGATTGCTGGCGGCGCTGATACCGGCCATCGGCCGGGAAGTCCGGAAGAACAAGACGGTCAAACAGACTGGAGCCGACCATGAAACGCTGGAAACGCTGGATCGTGATGTTTGGGACGCTGCTACTTCTGACAGGGTGCAGCAACATCTTCGCTCCCAGGATCGAGCCGCACCCGGACGCCCCGATCCTGGTGACTGACACCTTCGGCGGGTTCGTCAAGGGCGCGGTGTACGACAAGGAGCGCAACGAGATGCTGCCATGCGGGTGGTTCTGGGTCGGCCGCTACGACGGCTGGACGCTGCACAAGTTCGACTGGAACCAGCGGATCGAGGCCGAGCAGGCTTCGGATGATCCGGAGTAGGAAAACTTGGCTCGGAGTCGGCGGACCCGGAAATGACCCGTACCCTACTGCAAGGCATCGCCTGTGCCCTCGCCGTGTCGGTAGGCCAGGATACGGACCTTCTCCAACGTAATCAGCCCTTCCTTCACCATCCGATCCAGTTCGGGAAGGAATCGCTCGATGCGTTCGGCCTTGTCGGCGATCTCGATGACGATCGGCAGGTCTTCCGAGAGTCTCAGTATCTTGGCCGTGTGGATGCGGCTGTGGGCACCGAACCCTTCCAGTCCACGAAGGACCGTGGCTCCCGCCAGGCCACACTCGCGCGCCTTGCGAACGATGGCTTCGTAGAGCGGCTTTCCTTCCCATCGGTCGCTTTCTCCGATGAACACCCTGACCAGTTGTCCTTCGCCTTCGGTCTTCATTCCGGTCTCCTTCAGACGCCAATGGCTCTGACCGCGACCCAGCCGAGCATGACCGCCGCGAGGCCCAGAAGCACGTTGACCGCGACGTTAAGCGTGGCCATTTGGAAATCGCTTGCTCGGAAGAACTCGAACGTCTCGTACCCCACCGTGGAGAACGTCGTAAACGACCCGAGGAGTCCGACCAGCAGGAAGAGGCGCGTGGTGGGGCTGAACATCTGCCTCTGTTCCAGCAGACACATCAGGCCGCCGATCAGCAGGCAGCCGACGACGTTCACCGTCAACGTTCCGGCGGGAAAGGACGTCCTGGAGAGTCGGTGGACCAAACCGGAAAGCGAGTACCGGGCGACCGCGCCCAGGAAGCCGCCCAGGCCAATAACCATTAGTTTGAGCATGTCTAACTCCTACCAGCAATTCGGTAGGAGTCATCAGCCTCATTGGCGGTCAAGGGCAGACTCCATTGCCCAGCGATCCCTGCGTCGCTGTGGTTGTAACCGATTGGGGATTCACGGTCAAGGGGATGGCGGCGCGCTATGACATCCACCCAAGGCATCCGAGCCGGCCGTGCGTTCGTCGAGTTGTTCGCCGACGACAGCAAGCTTGTGCGCGGCCTGCGGGCGGCGCAGGCGAAGATCAAGGCGTTCGGGGTGAACGTCCGCGACTTCGGCCTCAAGCTCATGGGCCTGGGCGCGGCCATGCTCGCGCCGCTGGCGGCATCGGCAAAGTATTTCAGCGGCTACGGCGACCAGGTCGCCAAGATGGCCAAGCGGACCGGCGTCTCGACCGAGACGCTCAGCGAGCTTCGCTTCGTGGCCAGCCAGACCGGCACGGAGTTCGAGACGCTGGAGAACGCCTTCCGCAAGATGCAGAGGTCGATCTACGATGCCGGGCGCGGGCTTTCCACGCAGACCGACGCGCTGGCCGATCTGGGCTTGAAGTACGAGGATTTCGTGGGACTCTCGCCCGAGCAGCAGTTCAAGCTGCTGGCCGACGCCATATCGAAGGTCGAGGACCCCACCACCAAGGCCGCCATCGCCATGTCGCTTTTCGGCAGGACGGGGACGAACCTGCTGCCGATGTTCGCCGCCGGGGCCGAGGGCATCGAGCAGCTCCAGGAAGAGGCCCGGCGGCTGGGGCTGACCATGAGCGGCGAGGACGCCAAGGCAGCCGAGGACTTCACCGACGCGATGGACCGGCTGTGGAAGGTCGTCAAGATGGGCGTGTTCAACGTGGGCGCTGCCCTCGCCCCGGCACTGCAGCGGCTTGCAGGTGTTCTCACATCCGTCGCGACGTATGTAAGCAACTGGATCAAGCAGAACCGCGAGGTCATCGTCACCGTGGCCAAAGTAGCCGTCATCGTCCTGGCGGCGGGAGTGGCGCTTGCCATACTCGGCACTGTCATATCCGGCCTGGGTTCCGTTCTCGGGGCATTGATCACGGTCATAACCACCGTCGGCACCGTCCTGAAGCTTTTCGGGGCGGTGATCGCCTTCCTCGTCTCGCCCATCGGTATGGTCATCGCAGCGCTGGCGGCGCTGGGCGGATACCTGGTCTATACTTCCGGCCAGGGAGGTAAAGCCCTGGGCTGGCTGGGCGATAAGTTCAACGTGCTGAAGCAGGACGCGATGGCGGCCTACCAGGGCATATCCGACGCCCTGGCGGCGGGCGACATGGCCCTGGCGGTCAAGGTCCTATGGCTGACGCTCAAGATGGAGTGGACCCGCGGCGTGAACCTGATCGAGAAGGCGTGGCTGAACTTCCGCAACTTCTTCGTGCGTGTAGGCTACGACGCCTTCCACGGGCTGCTGGCGGTGGCGGAGATAATTTGGCACGGCCTGGAGGTCGGGTGGATAGAGACGACGGCGTTTTTCAGCAAGCTGTGGACGAACTTCGGCAGCTTCTTCGCCAAGACTTGGGAACGGATCAAGGCCGGGGCGAAAAAGGCCTGGAACTGGATCAAGAGCCTCTTCAGCGACTCGGTGGACCTGGAGGCCGAGAACCGCCTCGTCGAGGAGGAGAAGAACCGCGCCATCTCCCAGATCGAGGACGAGCAGCAGCGGAAGATCGCAGAGCGGGAGGCGCAGAGGCAATCGGAGCGCGAGCGGGCGGCGGCCGTGCATGAGGCCACGCTGGCCGAGATAGGCCGGCAGAACCTCGAAAAGCACCAGCAGCTCGACGCGGAATACGCCGACCGCATGGCCGAAAACGAGGCCGACCTTGCTGCCGCACGCCAGGAGTGGCAGGACGCACTCGACGTCGCCCGTCAGAAGCGGGAGGCGAAAGAGGCCGAAGGCCCGGGCCCGGAGGGCATGGAAGGCCCGCAGGCGATAATCGACGCGGCCCAGGCGGCCCTGGCCGGCCTGGGCGACGTGGGCGATGTCATCTCCGAACAGGCCGAAAAGATCGGCGTCAAGGGGACGTTCAACGCCGCAGCCGTCCGGGCGCTGGCGGCAGGCGACGCCGCAGATCGCACGGCCCAGGCCACCGAGGAGACTGCCAAGAACACCAAGCGCCTGGTCCAGGAGGCCCAGAGCGGCGGGCTTACGTTCGCCTAGGAACCCGGCATGCCCATAACCTGCACCGAAAACCCCGACTCAAGGCGTTACACCGAAGGCCAGTCGGCCGAGCTGCTCTATACCGTCCGCGGCACGGCGGATGAGGCCGAGGTGCAGACGGCGCTGGACGATGAGTCGCCGCTGTTCTTCCACGGCCTGGTCCGCCAGCCGGGCACGGTCGAGCCGGTCCACGTCGATACCGACAACCCCGATTCGTGCATCTGGACCGGCACCGTCAACTACGCGCCCTGGCAGCAGTCCGATCCGCCGCAGACGGGCGACTCGCAGTTCAGCTTCGATACCGGCGGCGGCACGCAGCACATCACCCAGTCCATCCAGACCATCGGCAAGTATGCCGCCAGCGGCACGCCGCCCGACTTCAAGGGCGCTATCGGCGTCACGCACGACAATGTCGAGGGCGTGAACATCACCATCCCCGTCTACAACTTCTCCGAGACACACTACCTGGCCGATGCGGTGGTGACGGGTGCGTACAAGGGGACGCTGTTCAACCTGACCGGCAAGGTCAACGCCGGCGCGTTCAAGGGCTTCGCCGCCGGCGAGGTCTTGTTCCTGGGGGCCTCCGGCTCCAAGCGTGGCGAGGACGACTGGGAGATCACCTTCCGCTTCGCCGGCAGCCCGAACCGCACGAACATCACCATCGGCGACATCACCGGAATCAACAAGAAGGGCTGGGAGTACCTGTGGGTCCGCTACGAGGACGCCGAGGACGCCGCCGCCCAGACGCTGGTCAAGAAACCCACCGCCGCCTACGTCGAGAAGGTCTACGAGGAGGGCAACTTTGCGGGGCTGGGGATATAGCCGTGGGCGACCACCTGCGAAAAGTCCAGTCCGGCTCGCCGTTAGTCATCCCGGCCGCGGCATACAACGCCTTCATCGACGCGGCGGTCGATTATCAGGGCCGGCGCAGCACGGCCGAGCAGACCGCCACGCCTACATACCAGCAGGCCGGGATCGTCCTCCTCCGCAACGACAGCGGCGCGGCCGTTGACCGCTTCGGCGTCCTGGGCCTGGGCGACCCCATCATCCTTCCGACCGGCAACGAGCAGGTCTTCAAGAACTACCCGGCGTTTGCCGGCGTCACGCCTGATATCGACGACCACTGGAACCGCTACATCATCACGCAACAGCCCATCGCCGCCGGCGCGATAGGCCGGGCCATGGTAGCCGGTGTTACCGCCGTCAAGCTGGACGTCCTGACCGCTGGCGTCACAACCGCGACGCTAGTCAATGGCGAAAAGACCAAGCTAGCCACGGGCCCCGGCGGGGCGCAGGTGCTTTGGCGCGGGGAGCCGGCAGGCGGGTACGGCAACGAGGCGTGGGCCAAGGTGCTCATCGGCTCACCGCCGGGGACATTCTTCGGCCGCGTGGCCAGGCCCGAAAACCGCACAATGGACGACTGCTCGTGGATTCGGCCGGGCACGGCCGGCAATCCGCCTTACGTCTACGTCAAGTGCATCGCACCGGACGACACCACGACCGGCCTCGTGGTCGGGTCCGCCACGGAGGGTAGTTTCCTGAAGGTCTACCTGACGGCCGGGACGTTCCACAATCCCTCCGGCTATTCGCTCCACCCGCCGCCGGAGGAGCCCAACGTCCGCCAGGACGACGTCATATCCTTCGTGCGGCACGGGTCGAATTATTACGGCGTAGACTATCCCATGGACAGGCCGCTGGGCGATGAGAAGCTCATCTTCAACGCGACGCTCTCGCCGGGCTTGCCGCGCGGGTGGTACTACATGGAAAGCGAAGCATCCGTCCGCATGCCGAATACCTCCCTGACTGCGTTGGGTGCGGAAATCACTAACAGCGATATCCGCCAGACGCTCCTGGTGGTCAATGACGAAAACCCCGGCGACTGGGAGCTGCCGCTCAATCGTTCGCAGGGCGCTGTTGGGGTGGCCATACCGTTCCCAATCGAGACGGAGATACCGCCGGATGAGGGCGCGATGGGCAGCTACCACCGCGTCGCACAGAGGGTCAACTGATGGGCATAGGAATAGCCGCAATCGTGGTGCGGGGCGCAGCCGACAGCGTGCAGGTCTACACGCGGGAGGGGACGACCTCGCACGAGTCGATCATCAAGAAGCACGGCCTGCGGGACACGGACACGTCGCAGCTCGCGCGGGTCTACCTGGCCAGTCCGGACCCGCGGGACTACTTCCGGCCTGAAAAGTACCGGCTGCTCATGCGGAGTGCCGCTTACCTTCGGCGCTACGGCCCGCAGCGTGTCCTTGCCGGCTACGAGAACGAATGGCCCGCGTGGTTTGACGAGGAGAAGCAGGAGCACGTGAGGGCCCAGCTACACCGCAAACTGGAAGCTGCACTGGCCGCCAGGCCCATCGTGGTCAACTCGTTCCTGGACCTGCGGGGTTCAGACATGACTTCGCTGCCACAGCTCTACGTCCGCGACTCGGTGAACATCGAGTACTCTCAGATCGCCGAGCTTGCCCCCGGCACGCGGATCGTCGGGTCTCTTTATGCCACCGGCTCCAAGCTGACCCGTCTGCCGGAGGATCTGACTGTCGGCTGCAACCCCTATGATCCAGCCAATGGCTCGCTCATGATCGAGGGCCTGCCGATCACGGAACTGCCCGAGTCCCTCAACGTCGGCGGCGTCATCCGCGCTGCCGGGTCACGCCTAACATGGGATGGCATCCCCGAACAGCTCTGGCCGAATGTTCAGGGGCTAGGCATGCCCGCGCCGGCATCGAGCCGGTGA